CAATAGCATATTCTTTTTGATTATCTTCAGCTTTTGCGGCTAATAATTGTAAAGCAAGTCTTTTTACATATAATCTATTAATTGTATCTAATGATTTTATTAAGTTTTTATTGTTATCATCTTCTACACCTATTAATTTAACAAAAGAAGGATAGTTTTTCATTAATTTATCTACTAATATTGCACGTTTCGTATCCTCTTCATTTAAACTAACTATCTCATTTACTAACCCATTTACTGTTATTTTTTCATCTAATAAATCATCTATATATCTTTCAGTAGGAGATATTAATTTCAAAGTAGCAGTACCTAATCAATAATAGAAGTAAAAAATTTAGTCATTGACCTTTCACTACCATCTATTGCTTTAATAAAAGATGTAAATGCATTTTCTAATCTTATTTGTGCAGCTTGTAATGTTTCTACCTTTTTAACACCCTCTATACCATATGCTTTCTCTAAAGAATCTGCAAATTTCGGTAAAACATCTGCTGATAAAACCTCTCCTTTTTTCAACATTTTGTCTAATTCTGAAACCGTAACACCAACAGCATCAGCCATAATACCCATTGCACCTGGAAGTCGCTCACCCAATTGCCTACGTAATTCTTCAGTTGTAACTTTTCCTTTAGATAACATTTGTTCTAATGCTAAGTATATACCTTGCAATTCATGAGTTTTCAAACCTAAAACACCTGCTGCTTTTGTAACACTTTCAAATATCTTTTGAGTGTCTTTCATTGATAAATTAGATTGTAAAGACGCTGCTCTAAATTTTATATATCTTTCTGACATATTTATTATTTCAGCTCCATAAGCACCTGATATACGTGTTAAAAACATCATAGTATCAGCAGTTTCTTTAATATCATTTACAATATATTGAAATTGTAAACGTATACTATCTAATGATTTTAAATTATTAAATCCTTTCTTCATTGACATAAAAAAAGAGTCTACTAATCTACGTGCTAAATCAAAAGCTACTAAAGTTTTAAAGAAAGCCTTTACTCTAACGGTTAATGCAGCTTGGTCACCTGCACCTTTTCTTAAAGACCTATTATAATCAGTTAATGCTTTTCTGTTTTTAATAGTTTGAGCATGTTCCTTTGTCCTTGAATTTACTAGATTTTGTGTAGACCTTTCTAATTTCTTTTGTAGTTTTTCTTGTTCAGTAAGTAGTGTTTTTTCTTTTTTACGTTCACCATTCAGTTTTTTAATAGCTTCACCTTGTTTATCTATTTTTGAATTTAAACTTTCAATTAATTTTTCTTGTTTTTTAAGCTGACCACTAACATCAGCAGGAGTTTTAGCTTCTTTTGCAGTTTTACGTATGCTTTCAGATAAATGCAATGTAGCTTCATCTAAAGTTTTTACAGCTTTTGTAATTTCACCTATTTGGACTTTTACTTCCTCTATCGCTATTTTATAATCGTTTGCCATTATGCTGCTTTTCTTTTAGGTACGTTCTTTATAATCATTAACCATTTTTCTACACTTGTATGTTTTGGATCAATTAAATTACGACCTGTTGCATCTTCTAATTTTACTACTTGTTCAGTTAAAGACACTTTAACTCCACTTTCTCTATAACCTTTCAATTCACTTTCTTTTAAATTTATTTTATTATCAGTTGCTTTTAATTGAATAAACATTCTAATAATTTCATCTTTGAAAGGTTTGTCTTTTTTAATAATGAATTTCCATTTTTTTAATTCAGATATGTACGCATCAATCATTTTTTTATCTTCAATATGTACTAATCTATCTAATAACTTTGATACTGTGTACTTGCGTGCCTTTAGATAACTTAATTCTCCTAAAGCAGTATAATACATAGTAATCTTATTATCATCGCTTAAAACAATATATTCGTTAAATATTTCTTTCCATAATTCTTGTGCTACTTTTTCATCTACTTCAATATCTTCAAATTCATCCCATCCTATTACCATAAAACGCATATCACTAGTGTCGCTTATCTTATCGAAAGCGTATATTGATAATGTGCTACATGATTTATGATACCTCATTTTAATAATATTTAAGTTGAAAATCGGATTATACAGCTAGGTTCGCTATATGCTTCTTTTTGTAGGGATTCTCGTAAGAATCAAAAGAATGTATTTTCCTAGTACAAAAGTACAAAATATTTCTAAATAAAAAAACCACTACTAAAAGGGTATAGTAGTGGTTAACCTAAAAATATACTATGTTATGTCAATTAAAACGCTACAAAGTTACAAAAAAAAACCGTACAAATTAATTATACGGTTTTTTAACTTTATTATTATGACTTTAATAATTTTAAGCAAAGTTACGAATTATATTTTAAATAAGTGTTCTAATATATATTTGTAAAGTTGTGGTTTTATAATTACCTCATTTACATATTCGTTATGCTCTGGTGTTAAGTCGAATATTTCACCATACAAAGTTTCTAACAATCGTTGTTTACCATCTCTTGTCATAATATCAAACGTGCCACCATCATCTGTTTTTAGAAACATAGAATCAAACGTGCTACCACTCCATTGAAAGTTATAAGCATCACCTGCTTTCTTTGGCTTTCTTGTAGATTCATTATTGGCTATAAATTCAGTCCATTCAGAATAATACCCATCACCTGAATATTTACCTTGATTAAAACTAAGATTACTACCAAATGAATTTAATCCTTTTCCTAATTGTTTGTCTTGAAGTATTAAAATAATATCTGATGCATTTTTCTCTACAATTTCTGATGCAATTATAGGAACGTCTTGTTTCAACTGCTCTAAATGGGTTATATATGGTGTTACAAGGCTCATAGTGTAAAAATATTACAAAAAAGCCCCTCAAAACGAGAGGCTTTCATTTTTAGCATAAATATTATACTACTGTTGCCGAAGCTACTGCACTTTTAAATAATACACTATCAATTGCGATTACATCACGATTCTCTGAAGCATCATATAATTCAATTGAAGAAATATCATTTGTTGACAAAGCTGGTACTGTTAAAACAAATGTACCTGTTGTTACTGAATCATCACCTGCCGTAACTGCTGATGTAACACCATCAATCTTATGCAAGAAATCACCAAAAACAACTCCTGTAAAAGGACTATTGTCTTGTTTCAATACTGCTTTAATACTAATTGAAGTTGCTGCATTAGCTGGTACTGATGTGTAAGATAAAGATACTTCATTAATACCATCAACTAAGTTAGGACTAAAATCTAACGTGCTACCTTGAATAATATAAAAATTAGTATCAATCTCTGCTCTGTTCAATAATTGCATCATGATACCCTCTCTTTGAGCTGTTGTATCAGTTGCCCATGTCAGTTTAGTTGCTTGCAACATACCTACTGAAATTCCTTTCATAGAACCGTCTGCTGCTGATGTAGCTAAAACATTGTCATCTCTATCAATAAATGTAGCGTCATAATTTGAGAATGAACTCAAAGAATGTAATGCTGCATTAAAATAAAGTCCGTTGATGAATTGTAAAGCAAATTCATATAGACCTAAACGTGCTAATTGTTTAGTTCCATCTTCTAATTCTTCAACTGTGTCGTCAGGTGTATTGTCCGTAAAAGTACGAATACCTTTAAGCACAATCAGACTTCCATCTGCCTGTAAATCGGCTATATAATCTTCGTCAAATATTTTAGACGAATCATATTTAAAGCCTTGTGGGGTAAACCAAATTGCTGTTGCTTTCTTAAAGAAAGGTTTACAGCCTTTAGTACCTGTACCTAATACTGCGGATGATCCACATTCTAATAGGTTCAATATATTTCCTAATGTTGCCATCTTATATGTAATTTAATTTTTTAAATGATTTCCTGCCTTCTTCTGTCAAAAGAACCTTCTTTCCTTTCTTAATTATTTTTCCACCAATGGAAACATCTTTTAATAAGGTAAATTCTGCTTTTTTGAACTTAACAGGCTTCTTTACTTTTTTACTTGCAGGTTTAACTGCTTTTTCTTTATCTTCCATGTTATTCACATTTTTCGGTTAAATAATAAGATAAATCGAAGTTTATCGCAAAACAATGGTTAGGATGAATATCGACAAATTTAATGCTATCGGTATCCATTCCACTAAAGACATTCTTAAATCCTTTTTCTATTCCCAAAATATCAACGTAATTAAAATCACGCAAAATACTCACAACGTCTATTTGAGCGTTTGAATCTAATCTTTCATCTGTGTTTCCGTATATATTTTTAAGATTAACCATAAATATACACTTCACTTTAGACTTAAAAACAAATTCATCTTCTGAAACATGACTGTCATCATCTACGAAAAAGAACGTGCAATCCATACTATCATTGTAGTATGCATCTTTATACTCATTCTTTCCTATGTAGACTTCAGGTATTACAACATCATTTTTCACGTTCTTATACACACGACCGTAACCATCTACTTTTGACGTCCAATTAAGGTTGTCATACAAAGCAATTTGTACTGATTGAATAGCTGCGTCTATGCCAACGGCTGATGTTCTAATATGATTCATAGATTGGGTTTATAGCCTGTCCTTTTGTTATTGTTTTTAATAAATTCCTTTGACTTCCAAAACGTCTTTGAACTGACTCTAACTCTTTAGAATATCTGTAAGTTATACTTGTGCTATATTTACTTGTTGACGCACTAGGTGGGTCACGAAATATATCATAATTCAACTTGCGAATAAAACTATCGGTTATCCTCTCCGTTATATTACTCCTAGATGACGACATAATCAATTCTGCGATTATAATTGTCATTCTTAAAGAAATAAGATTATCAAAAGCGTTTGGATAAAAGTCTAATAATTTATCATTTACATAATCCTTTTCAAAGACATCAGATAAAACCTGAATAACAACTTGCAATCTAATATCTTCTAAATAAGAATTAAAATCATCTTCGTCAATAGATACTATGGGTTGACAGTCACGAATATTTTGTAAAGTTACAGCACTATGCTCACTTTGAAAATATCTACCACTATCGGCTGTTAAATTTGGGGTGGAGAGGACAAAACTTTCTACGGTCTTGTCATCCCTCCATCCTAATCTAGTTTCTATTATATCTTTTATCTCTGAAATTGTCATATCACTATAATTGTGCTACTTTGAATATAGGAGTTTCTGTTGCTACGCTGCTAAATGCTCCTTGAGTAGTGAAAATAGTTGTTAATTCATACTCGTCTACAACATCTTGTACGTTACCTGCTGAACCACTAGTGTCTGCAATTTTTCTCTGAACGTGCATATCATGTAAGATTCCAAAAATAGGATCTCTAAAAGTTGTGAACATACCCTCGTTTGCACCAGGATCTCCACCACCACGTCTATTCATAGGCTCATTCCAAGTAGTCATTCCTACCATTCCTTTTTTCCATACGTAACCAAGTCCTAAAGGTGTATTGGTTATTTGCTCTTCTTCAACGTAATTAAAACCTGGAATAGTGTATGCCAAGTTAGTTGAGTTTGATGCTCCTTGTGCTGCAATACGTCTGTATTCTGCTGCGTTCTTTTGGTCACCAACCATATCATAAATAGGTCTGTACTTATTCTTTCTCATTGAAGATTTAATATACTCAAACAAATTATTTGTGTCTGCTGCTAAATTTTCAAATTGATCGTTTGCAGCTACAAAATTCATTAATGAGTTTGTCCCTACTTGCGTTTTATTAGTGTCCAACCATGCTACGTTGTACGCTGAAATATCTTCATAAAGATTCAATAAAGCGTTTTTAATGTTATGGTTTAAAATCTCCTGATAACCGAATTGGTTATTGTCAGCTTGTTTATAAGATACTTTCCATTTTTGCACTCTTTTAATATAAGTGATAGTTTTTGAAAATGTATCTGCAAATCCTGCTGCTGTATGTGCTGCCGATTTTGCTGTTCCTGATGCAAGTGTTGTTTTGTTAAACAAAATTGCTGTTGTTGGCTGTTCATCTGATTTCTTCATAGAATTAAGCCCAGTAAACACCTCGTTTTCGTTACTTAAAAGTAAACCTAACAAAGAATGTTGATATGTTCTCATTTCTGCTTCACCAAATATGCCATTCTGTGATTTTACAATCGCCTTTAGCAATTGCGTTGCGGTCATGTTTGCCATTTTTAAATGATTTTAAATTAATTATTCTAATATTTCAGGGTGTTCTTTGGCAATTTCCTGTAATAAAGCATTAGCCTCTGCACTTCCTTCGTTGATACCTCTATCTTTCAAAGTAGATTGGTAGTCCTCCATAGTTTTAGGAATTACATTCCCTTGACCTTGCGCTCCACCACCTCTACCTTTCGGTACTAAATTCCATCCTTTTTCTGTAATAAAACTATCAACTGCATCGTGGATAGACAACGGATTCTCTAAAGAGTCTTTTATCACGTTACCTTCTTTGAACACTTGACCATCTTTAACTTCTCTACTTAAAAAGAATAAATTGGTTGCATCATCTTTGCTTATTCCAAGACTATCAGGAATATCTGGTATAAAAGATTTTACGTCAAATTTCAATTGTTTAATATTGAAATCTTTTTGCAAGTTCAAATAATCTTCGTCTTTCTCTACGAGCTTAGATTGAAGATTTGTAATTGAACTTTCTAAATCGTTAATCTTTTTATTAGGTTCTACTTTAGCATTTTCAAGAATTTTAGTTTTAAAAGCGTCAATGAATTTTTTAGGGTCTTTGATTGATTCCTCAAAGTCTACCATTTTACTCATTTCTTTTAAAGTCATATCTCTTGATGCTTCTGCTCCTGCATCATACCTTGACTTACCATGATTGTCTTTAAGAGTTTCCTCTTGCTGTTTTGTCAAAAAACGTCCCTCGTTTAATTTTAATTCAACTTCTTTTTCAGAAGTGAATCCCGTTGCGAACTCCTCCGCATTTAGACCTAGCGCACCTGCTATTTGGTCTATTGTTGCCTTGTTATACATAAATTATTTTTTTTCTATTTTATCTTTCAATGTTTCGATGTCCCAACCTGCATATGCTTTCTTTCCAATGACTTCTTTATATTCTGCACGCAAAGCCTCTAATTCAGATTTATCTTTTACATCTACTTTCTCTTTCTTAGCTTTTTTCCCAACTTTAACCTCAACATATCTGAATAATTTAGTTTTGCTACTCTCTTTTAATTGAGCATCTGCATCTAAATTTAATGTGTCAACGTAATGTTGGTACGTTTGAATTACTTTTTGCACTTTACTGCCTTTTTCTCCAACCATTAAAGGTTGCCATTCGCCTCTGTGGTACTCCTCCACCGAAAATTTCTTAATTTCCATCGTCTGTTGTTTTTGTATTAATATTTAACTTTAAACTAATTTTACTTATATATTTATCTAATGATTCACGTAATTGATCCTCTGAAAAGAATATAATTTGTGCAGGTGTTAACGTGCCTACCCAAGTACTAAAATATAATTTCCTTTTCTTATCATCATCACTAATACCTTCCATCCCCATAATATCCACAATAGTAGATGTAGGGAACGGTTCAATCTTCATTAGTTTCTTTCTCTTTGTCAATTCTAAAGTATCACTTTGATATTCTGCCTCTAAATAACGATTGCTTAAATCTAATTCTATAATTTCTGAAATATCTTCTCTACTACCTTCAATATATTTATCTAACAATTCATCTGCTGTTTCTAAAATATATCTTGTACCATAAGTAACTGAACTTTGATATTGGGGGTTACGCAAAATAACCTTACAATAGGTGTCTAATAGAAATTCATGTAACTTTTGGAAAGTATAAGAAATATCTTTTAACCTATCCTGAACAGGTTGCACATCGATAAATCTACCTGTTGCAGTTTCTCTTTTACCACCTTGTTGATAAGTAGTACCCCACATTGCCTGAAACATAGCTGTTTTCGAACCGTCTTTTAATTCTTCGTAAAATTTAGACGTATCTAAATCAGGTGAAACATAACCTGCAATATTAGGTGTAATAGTCGTATCACCATCTGAAGGAATAGGGATTATTATTTCATCACTAGGATTTGTCCTTGATTTATGACCTGTACCACCACAACTAGGGCAAGTGGTCATTGTTATTGACCCATCTTCTTCTTCTGTCTTTATTTCTCCTTCTCCTTCACATCTTGTACACGCTTGTGCATAAGACCAATATCTAGGGTATAAATGGGCTAATTCATGCACGTTAGTAACTGATGCACGTCTTAAAAATCCATCTGCATCTTCGATAATGTCAGCAACGATACTTTCAAAAATGTCCTCGTTTGGATTCTTTTCGTCCCCCAGTATCATTGCTGGCACATATCCAAAATAATTACTAATCGTACTCTCATTATCTTCGTAGATGTTACCATTTCCATCACGCACGAATATACGGTCTGTCAATTCATCGATAACTCTATAATATGTATTACCATCTTCTTTATCTTTCTTATAACCTTCAAAGATTATTGCCTCAATAGCATTTCCTTTATGTTCGTACCAAAGTATTTTATCTGTAAATATAACGTGCGGTTCTAAAGCCCCTTTTTCGTCTATATCAACGAATAAAACAGCGTTTGCATCAATTATATAAGGAAGTTTTACGGTTTTTTTAAGATACCTCTTAATATCAAGGTTGTCCGAAGTGTATGTTATTTGGTCTTTTACAAATTTTATTGTTTCTTGTGGTAAATTGTACGTTACATTTCCACCTTTTGCAGTAAATACCTTGTCAATAGGTCTTAGAATATGAGAAAATAAAGACCTGTTAGATTTGACTAACTTTTCTCTCAATGCTTTTTGAGCATCGTTCTCATAACCATCAAGAAGTTCTAAATACTCTACAACTCCTTTCCCCGTAATATGCATGTTAATCTTCTTTGCACGTTTACGAGCTAATGTTATTTCGTCAGAAACACCATATTCAATGTGTGTTTTAACTTCATCTGTAAATAAAACCATAAAAAATATCTATAATACCCAACAAAGTTATAAATATTTTTGATATAAATGAAAAAAATTACATACTAGTGCGTTTTCTTGTCATTAATCCACGTTTTTTAACAGGTTTTAGGTCAAAATAACATCGCATCATCAAACAATCTAAATAATCGGGACTCCTACCAATATCTTGCTTTATATCATCTTTACTTTTAATAGACAATTTCCTATCATTCTTATTTGCAGATTGAATTTGGTCTAATTCCTGCATAATAACCGTTTTTCTTTTAGTTGATAAGTCTAAATCAAGCCATATTTCAGCATCATTTATCCTATCTGCTAATAAATAATGGCATTGTGTCTTTATATTTTGGTAATTTACGTCTTTACCTTTTTCTCTAACTGCTCTTGCGTTGTTATTAAAGCCTACAATTCCTGAACCATCAATTACTCCACCACCAACACCATCTGCATCTGCCAAACACCTGTTTTTAGGTATGGAATACTTACGTCTAAGCAACATAATGGCTGATTCTATATCGGTTGTCTTAGATATGTCATAAGTTATCATATCTATTACTTTCCATCCTTTCCACACCATTATAACGGCTTTATCAGAACCGTAACGTGCAACGTCTGCCGTTAAATAAGCAGTCCCTTCTTTCACATGGTCATTATCAAATATCTGCTCTATCATATCATAATCACACAACGCATTAGGGTTATCTTCATAATCCCAATTCCCTTTAAACAATCTTTCATATAAAGACTTATCACTATTTGCTAATCTTTTTAAATTAGTCATGTAATCTTTCTCAATAAAAGGATTATCGGTTACTAAAGATGGTAAATAGGCTTTGTAAGGTTCTAAAGTGTTGTTTTTCCACTTATCATAAAATTGTATCTTATTCCAGTTCTTTTTAGGGTTGCACGTGTATAAAACAATACCTTTTATGCCAAATTTACGGTTCATGTGCCTACCTACCCTCGTGCCTATAACCATTGCACCTGTTTGGTTAATCTCCGAACTTTCTTCAATCCATCCACCTGTATATTCAGTCGAACCTACATCTTCAAACATAGGATCACTAGGCTTATATTTAATTTCAATAAGATTAATGTAACTACCATTACCAAACTCAATAAAGTTCTTTACTGCGTTGAATTTAAAGTCCGAAAATCCATATTCACGTGAAACTTTTTTGAACGTAACCATAACAGACTCTACCAAATCTTTCAACTCGTTACGTGCAATAAACCAACGTGAATTAGGATATATCAGACACATGAATAATAACCAAGTACTACCAGTCCATGTTTTTGCCCCACCAGCTGCTCCACCAAACATAAATTCTGAATACTCATTACTTGTAAGAATTTTCAATGCCTCACGTTGCTTCTCATGTGAAACATTATTACCATCATCGTCTTTTCCATCTACAATAAAAGAAAAATCTCTACGTTTAAATAATTCCGTACAGATTTCTATTTTACTCATGTCAGAAACATAATCCTCTATTTGGTTAATTTCCATAATTTAATTTTGTAATAGCTTGATTCATAGAGTGTAATATACTTTAGTTGTTGTTATCAGTACGTTATATGCAATTAAGCGTACCATCTTGCAAAAGATATGCTTCTTACTTTAAATAGTTCTGTAGCTATTTTGATTATTTCTTTCTTTGTTTTATATTTATTTTCTTTTATAGCCTCTACGAAATCATAAAATAATTCATCTTCGTAAATGTGTGCTGATTCATCATCCCATTTGATGTTTTCGATTTTTTCTAATTTAATTTTTACATCTTCTATTGTCATAATATTCTATTTAGTGTTTTTAAAAGCATGGAAACCTATCTGAAATATGTCGTAAGTCCATCCTTCCTTCTTTTTTATCTCCTTAGCGTCCAAATATAACATACGCTTTACTATGCACGTTGTACCCTTGCGTGCAACTACATCAACCTCTAGCCCTTGTGGTAACTCAAACTTAGCCACACTCAACTTTATAATCTAACTTAGGTAAATCAAAATTCCTCCAGGTATTATAAACGTACGAATAATACGTACCACAAACCCTCGCTGTACTTGCAGCATCTAAATTACCATAACAACTAAGTACCTTTGCCTGTAATGTCATATTAGAATGGTAAGTCGTCATCCACTTTTTCTGTTGTGCTTGCAGGTTCAGAATTGGTAGAAGTTAAATCTAAAACCCTCCAAGCTACCAAATTCTGTGCAAAACCACTACGACCATCCTTTTCCCACTTTCTACCCTGAACATTGAAACTAATCTCTAATTCAGCCCCCTTTGCAAACTCTAAAGCAAGAGCCTTATTGTTTACCTGAAATTGTGCCTGCGTAGGATATTTACCATCAATATCTACCCAAAAATTCTCTAATCCAAACTTTTCTGTAATCTGTTTGTAATCACTCTTTGCAATAAACTTGCCTACTATCTTTAATTCACTCATAATTTATAAATATTTTTGTTCACGTTCTGTTTGAATCCAATCTAACCATTCTTCTTTGGTCATTTCTATACCACCTAATAACTTGTGATTATAAATGTACATCTTAAATTTATTTTCAATCTTTGAATTTAAAATCTTTTTAAACTTTTTGAAATATTCATCGTCTAAAATTGCTTTATCCAATTTTGGTTGAATAATTAATTTTCTATTCCTTGCTTCTTTTGCTGCTCTACCTATTGCCATAATTTCTATTTTTAAATTAATTCTTTAATATACTTATCATCGGTAAACCTGAAATTGAAACAATGAAGTATATTCGACTATCGCTCTCCAACGTGCCAATTAAATCATTCAATATCTTCAACTCCTCTAATGTCACCATAATATTTTTAACCCTTTGTTATAAAATCACTTATCTTTACCCTACTATACAACATAATCAATAAAAACATGATTACGCCTCCTCCAAATCCTAAAACCATCTCTAACGTGCTTGGTATAT